CACATTAATCTTCGTTTAAGTCGCTGGCGCTGCATCAACGCCGCTCACCGGTGAAAGGTTGCGGGTTGCGGGTTGCGGGTTCGTTTTGAACCCTATTCCTATAGCTGGAAGATATTTATAATTATTTTTTATTTTTTTATTTTATATGTAAGCATCCACCTAATAATAGTGGATGATTACATATATATTTTTTTTATTTTTAATTTTTTTAAAAAGTTCTCAGACTTGTAGGTACTGTTGTTTTTGAACCCGCAACCCGCAACCCGCAACCTTTCTAAAAAACAACTACTATAAACTTCCAACCAGCAACTCAATAATAATCTCCTTAACCCGTGTACCATTTCTGTAATCCCTTCATAACTTGATAACTTTACGGAATTTTAGTAGGTATCGCTTGCTATTTTTATAAAAGTATTTTGGATTTATTATTTTACTTTGGAATTTTGAAATGTTTAAAAGAGTTTTATTATTCAATGCATCATGTTGATACAAATAGGAACTTTATTACATCCACTGTCTTCCTGTTCCTCAATGTCCAAATCTATTGGCGTTCTTCGACTGGCATCTTCGCTTCTAAAAAAACATTTGAGTATATATTCGTTCTTTTTCCATTCGTGAGAATTATTCAAATCGTCAAACATTTCAATATATTGCTCCACGTCTCTGTACAGATCACCACACGCCATTTGCTTACTCGTGATGCCATACAAGAAACTACAAACAAACCAACCGCAAATCTGGCTCATCAATGATTGAATATCTTTTGTTGTGTAGGGTAAATATTTATTAAACGATTGTTTAACAACCTGTTTCACGTATTCTGGAGGAGGCGCCCCATATGAATCAAAATAAATCGGCTCGACTACGCCATTCTCGTATTTCCTAACGAATAAACAAGTCCAATGAGTACCGCTGTTTTCGTTTCCTTCGTCGTCGTGCGAATCTTCAATGTTGATTATGTAGCCTTTGTTAGTCTCTATCTTTCTAGGCAACTCGTTTTTGAAAAATATTCCAGCCAGCGGGATGGACATTTTTCGGCAAAGCACTTCGAGTTGTGTGTCGGTTAACATGATTTGTTATAGGTTGAGATTATTTTTCAAGGTCCTAATCCGGCTCCCGAAAATCTTTGGTAGGCTACTGGCAAAGTTTGTCTGAATTGAAAATTACTACCTTCGGGTTGCGAACGCATTGCAGGCGGGGTCGATGATATAAATCCACCATTCATTCCAATCGAACCACCTTCGCGCCGATACACTTTGCGTCCGAGTCCAGTACCAAACACTTGAGTAGACGTACGAGTTCCAACCATTTCGTTACTCGATGCTGCAGCGTCGGTATCAGCGACCGAGTTTCCCATTGTGGCGTTTTGAGATACTCCAAAATTGGTTCCTAGATGCGCATTCATTTGTTTGAATAAAGAGATTTGGTCCTTTACGCCATCCATCGAGGCTGGAGTCAACACGGCTCGCGGTCCACCAGCATTGGTTTCTTGGCGAGGACTGCGTTCAGTCGGTTCGTCGAAAATCTCTCTAGCCAGTTTTATAGACCTTGTTCGTAATCCACCGCCCGCAGCAGACATGGTCTGTGTGATTTCTTCAGGAGACAATCGAATACGCGCTCCTCGGCCTTCATCAAAGGTTCTTGTAATTGCGTCATATTTTCCAGGGTCGACCGAGATTGAAAACCCAGTACCTTTTACTCCTTTTTTCAACATGATCGAGTGGCCTTTTCGCAGCCTTGCGAGTTGCAATTCAGTTGGGTGTATTTGAATTTGCTTCATTATTATATACATTGAGTTAAGATATTATTCTTTTAAAAACTTGAAACTTTCAGCCGATTTGGAAAAAACTCCAGCAATATTATTTTATTTGGAAATAATATTTTTGGATTATGAAAGTTGAAGATATTTATTAAAAGTTTACGCCAGACTTTTGTCTGGCTAGTTTTGTTTCAAATAAACGTATAGATGTTTGTAAAGGTTGTTATACGATTTTATTTGTCAATTGATATAACCGAAGGGTACTAGACGCGTTAAACGCGCGCACCCGTGAAGAGATCACAGCTTATAACACTTTCGTAGGACAGAAATGCGTAGAGGTCGACACTTTTAGCGCTTTGGTTAATTCCGATAATCTGAACCGATTTCGGCACGCTTTGTTCAACGGGCAACATTCTTTCCACATTGACGTAGTAGTAGCAGTAGTTTAGTTCAAAATCGTGAGAACCGATGAGAGATGAAGTTAATCCGTCGGTAAGTCCACCGTTGACTGCGTTGCATCCGGCAAACTGGTTATTGAATTGCTCGAATTGGCGCTGTTGAGTATTGTAGATGGCATTTTGACCAGACACGACAACATTGAAATTGTTGAATTGGATTAATGGCGAAGTAGTACCGCATCCAGCAGTATCAAATGGGCTTTGAAAACAAGGCATGCCCGCAGGAAGGCCGTTGTTTGCGTTTGTTGCGCTGAAAAAAGGAACGATGAGTACAGATTTCAAATTGGCAATTCCGTTTGTCAATAAACTATTGAAAGAGCTTCCAGCAGGAATATTCAATACTTGGTATTGATACACGTCTTCATACGCAATTTGTTTAATTGGAGAAGACAAATACGCAGATTCAAAAACGGGATTAAAAGTGTATGCTGGAACATACAAATAAATCGAGCGAGCACAAGGTGCGGTGAGCGCTCCAAGAGTAACTTGGGTTTGGTTGAGACAGGTCGCGCCGACAGAAACAGATGCGATATACGTCCCAACACCAAGATGAGACAGTACAACATTTCCAGATGGGGCTGCAGTTGTGGTTGGAGAAGAATATGATTGACTAGTAATCAAAAAAGGGCATACACCACCAACCGGATTGGAAACTGAGGTAAGGCCCATTGTAGTGTCTGGCGCGGCGCCTGCGGTAGTAATTATAGCCGAGGTATTATTGAGATTCATAGTCATTTTCATAAACACGCCTTTCAACAAAGGGCACATTGCGAAGAACGAATGGATATGTTTTAAAAACACAGTAGCGGTAACAGATATTTGATAAACCCCTGAAATTCCATTGTTGGCTCCGTTGATTTTATTGAATACAAACGATTTCCAGATGTTTTGTGAACCATTTACAGTTTGAAGATCCGTGTATACGCCATTACCACTCGCTGCTTGTGGGTCGTAGTTAATGTACTGGCATCTTTTAACAGCGCCCACATTACCACCTCCTGGCCCTTTGTATGAATTCAATAAAATCCCAGATGCTGGTGCAGCGTCGAAACGAACTGGATTGATGACGTTATTGCAAGTTCCAACGCCTCGAACCGAAAAGGTTCCTTCATAAGAAAATGAACCGCTGTCGTCGGGATAAAAGCCGATTTGCGCTCCTTGTGAAATTACATCTCCCCAAGACAGAGAAGTTAATAGTTTGAATGAATTCACCATGTTAATGTAGGGAGTTTGTTGGATGATTGTGGTGCCATTGTAATCTAGTGTAAAAGAATGAATGATTTGACCGAACCACGATTTAAGACCGATTGAGTAATCGCAAGAGGTTGCGGGAGTTAATGGTGCGAAGTTGGCATTTGTTGCACCTCCGGCAGCAGATTGGGTAATTGTTAAAACCATTGGAACAAGCAGATATGCTTCACGATAAGACATGTATTTATTTGAATTGGAAAGTTGGGAAGTGTCAATTACAGACTGATTTGAAGAGTAGTTGGAATTCATATTGTCCAAAATGTTAATCCAGTCTTTTTTAATGAAAACATTTGTCGAGCCTTCAATTTCTGAAGATAGGTCAAAAACTAGTTTGTCAGATGCCATGCTATACCTTGTTGTGAGAAAAAAATCTAGGCCGCGGTTACATACTGAAATTAATATTTGGTTTTTTAGAATGTTTTTTTGAAGGAATTAACGCACGGATTTTTGATTTTAAGCCAACGCCAAAACCGGTAGACATTTGAGCGGCTTGGGATTTAAATGGGGTGCGGCCGGTCGTTTCAACATATGAATCTACTGAAGGATACGAAGACGCGGCTCCCGGTCCGCCTCTTTGCAGAAGCACGCTGCCCATACCACCCCCTTGTGACTTTGAACGGTTGTTAGTTTTTTTTAATAAAAATGGAATGTAAATATGACGCATTGTATATATTGGCTGTAGATAAAAAAAATTGATTTGGAAATTGTCGGTAAGGCTGTTTTAAAAATGTCAGACTGCGATTTGGAATTACGTCCTATTAAAGTAAACGACGTGGTCGTGTATGTAAACAGATGTGGAGATTTGTGGCGAATTGACGAAAGACAAAACAGGTTTTGGAAGGTTGAGCCAACTGTTGATAGTAGAGGTTATATTCGTCCAAAAATCAATGGCAAACATATGCGTCAGCATCGCATTATCGCTGCAGCATTTCTTGATTTGGATATTACAAATACAAAAATTCAGATAGACCATATTAATAGATGTAAAATTGACAACCGGGTTGAAAACTTGAGATTGGTTACAAACCAGCAGAATCAATTTAATAAAGCCGCAAAGGGATATTATTGGAATAAACGTGAAAATAAATGGCATGCGCAAATCACGATAAACGGCAAAAGCATTCATCTCGGATGTTTTGTACTCGAATCTGAAGCGCACGCTGCCTATCAAGCGGCCAAACTTATATATCATATCATCATTTAAAACTTCATAGCCGCCTTTTTCCGCAGTAGATTTAATTTCAAAGACGCATTAGCAATAGTATGAAGCAAAGCCGCTTGACGCTGTATGTCTTTTTCATTAATGTCCATATCAATATTTTTACGAAGTGAATTCAATAGTCTTGTCTCCTCCTTCAAACAATCATCGTAAATCTTATCCAAATAATTTTCAGTAATTTCAGAATACAAACTCATTTACATTACCAACTGTTTTTTTATTTACCCATAAAAGGCTCGTCATCGTCCTTCAACGCCAATAAAATATTAATAGACGGATCGTTGAGTTGAATCGGTTGTAGATTTGTTCCTAAAAACACAACGCGCAATTCAGAATACGTCCCCGAAATAAGCCGGTTCCAAACGAAATTAGGAGGCTTTTCAGTAATAATCGCTCCAACAGCCACAGACGGCGTCATCGAGTATATAATAGAACTTGGTTGCGAGTAAGGATTATTAATTCCGCTACAAGAAACGTATAATGAAGAATTTGGCTGAACGTTTGGAGAAGTCGTGGAAATATAAGAAATAGTGCCGTTTGCTAGTTTGCTCACATACGCAGACACCGGCGGCACGTACGCGTTGCCGATATTAGCGTCTGAAGCAAATCCCGGAACGTATCCGACGATTTCATTAAATCTCAAGGGAAAAGTAACTACTTGATTACGAGTTGTAGTTGGAAACCCAGCAAAACCCACAGGCAGCACATAGGTGGCCGGTAAAGCAACGGGAACAAGAAACGTATTTAATTGAATAGCATATCGCGCAGGATTCACAGAAATTTCAATATAGTATACATTGTCTCCATTAACGTCTATTAAATACTGACCGTTTGTAATGAGGTTGAACTGGATTAACGCATTCAATACATTGATTTCATAAAGACCGTCTGGAATTGTAATTGTGTATGTTGTGGTTACTGCCGCGGCTGTCCATGTGTATTGAATAATATTATTCCCAAGAGCAGCTGAGATATTAAACCAAGAGTAATACAAAGAAATCGATGATACTGCGATTGAAGTGTTTTTGAAAAAGACAGAGTTTGGAAATTTGTAGACAAGCGTCGAGTTCAATCCATTGGCGACGACGTTGGTCGAGTTTAACGCGATAATTCTCATTGTATAATATTCAAACAGATTTTTTTTTTATCCACGAGGTAAAATTCTATCCACGAGGCAAAACCTTTACGTCCGGCGTGCCGGACTAGGCTCCTTTTAGGAGCCGTACCGGACTTTGTTTTTTTGAAAGCAACCTAGAATACGTTTGAAAATCCACTTGTTTATCCTGTGGAATTATTTGCCGACTTCCTTGAAATTGTGAAGGCGCCAATCCAATATTTATAGGAGTTTGCGTAGCGCCGAAATAAAATAAAGGTTGATACCCACCAGAAAGCATTGGACCGGAATGAGAAGATTGAGCGGGATTCGATACTTTTGGATGATACATTATAACATGTGCGTAGATAAAATAGTTCAATGCCCCAACATGGCCAACTCCATTAACAATTCTTTGCCTTCGTTTTTTGGAAGAAGGTCTCGATTTATCAATTTGAAGATTTGTTTCTTGAAATTCTGAACCAACGTTTTGTTGTCGTTTCCGGCAAGAAGTTCGCCTTTCATGATTTCAAATTCTCTAACGTCTTCGTCATCTGAAGGATTTGAAGGAAGTCCGCTACCGACATGTTGAAATACACAGGCGTCCTTTAATAATCTTTTTACAAACGAAGTCTCATCGGGTGTTAACTTTGACAAATTTGTAAAAGATGGTTGATGACCGTCGATAATCTCTGAAATAATAGGAATTGTTCCAGAAGATAGTTTTTGATTCGGATATTTTCCAACAACAAACCCAGACGACGTGCGTAGCGATAGTACGCCGCTATCAAGTTTATGCGCATTCAATTTGTATTTTCCAAACTCGGTCCATTTATTCGCTTCAGAAATACCACGTCCTTTCATACGGCCAAGTCCAAACCCGCTTGAAGGTTGTTTAAGACCTGTGAGTTGCGAAGCAATTTCACCTAAAAAATTATTTAACGCAGCATACCGTATTTTCAAAGCCTCGGTTGTATTTGTAAGTGGACCAAAATAATTTAACTGCATTTTCGCGGCATATGGGATCGGACCGTATTCGGCTTCAAGCTCTTTGTACTTGGAAAAATGAGGAAGAATTAATCGCTCAAGTCGTTCTACCTCGATTTTAATCGCCTCTTTTTTTAAAGTTTTCTTTGCGATTTCGTCAATAAAGTCAGCAGTCGACTTGTAATTTTGAGCAAATTCTTGAATCAACTTCTCTCCTTCGGTTGTCGTATAAGTACTAAGACGAATCTTCATTGGGAATGATATGTCCAAATCATCAGGTTCAGACTCGGCTGTTTTTTTTTCAGATTTTTTGGAATATAACGCCAATGTCGATTCTTCCTCTCCTAGATTTTCAGAAGTAATCGATTGAGACATTGAAGGAGGATCGGAAGGTGGTAAAGAAGCAAATGAAGGAAACGACAACGCGTGTGGCGATGAATAAATCGGTTGGTCGACCGCGCCCATTTTAACCAGAGTGGGTTGTTGTTGTGGAATTGGAATCTTTAAAAAATCAAATATATACATTGTGTTATCACGAATGTCGGCATCTAGGCCCTCGGTTTCTAGAAGTTCATTGCCTATTTGCTGGATTTTGCTTTTTACATTAAATATTGCCACCTCATTTTCCTCGTCAGCGGGGTTTAGAGAATCCAACTGCTCAGAGACATCGCCAAGTTCTTTATACAATTCCCTAGCGCGTTCCTCTGAAGACGCTTTTTGTTTTGGAGATTGGGACTGGGTCCTAGAAGCAGATACACGTCTTCTTTTAGTATCTTCAGGAGTGTCTAACGACAAAGGAAATCTCCTGGGCTCAGGAGCGGCAGGCAAATTAAGAGGGTCTCCGACCGGCAAGTTTGCGTCAATAATCGCCGCATCGACCGCATTTTGTGGAGGCAAGTTTTGGGCTTGAAGTGCGTTACGATATTCATCTGCTTGGTATCTTGGTAAAAACGTGGTTAGAAAAACAGCAGACGGAACGCCGTACTTGTACTTGGGTTTTAAAATGGAGATAATATCGGGCATGTGTTGCGCTACATAAATAACTTGATCGGCATTCAACCCAGCTACAATAGCTTGTGAATTGGTCCCGTCTGTAATTTCCTTTAATGACGCAACAAGTTCAGAGCGGATTTTCACAACATCGCCGACCTTTTCTGTAATTGTGCGGTAGTCTGTAGGAGTTGCAGCGGGCATTCCGGTTTTTACGTACAATTGGTTTGCTCTTAAATTTGCTTCATTGATGTCTGATTGAAGTTTCAAAGATGCCATGTACTGTTCTCTAAACTTCAAAGCGTCGTACTTGGTTTGTTGTGGTCTTCCAGCGGACATATAATAAGATACAATATTATATTTTTATTATTATAAACTTCCACCCAACACCGTGGATTTCAATGAACGCAAGTAAATATAGGAAAAAACCAGGTTGCGGGTTGCGGGTTGCGGGTTCGTTTTGAACCCTATTCCTATAGCCGGAAGATATTTATAATTATTTTTTATTTTTTTATTTTATATGTAAGCATCCACTTAATAATGGTGGATGATTACATATATATTTTTTATTTTTTTTATTTTTTTAAAAAGTTCTCAGACTTGTAGGTACTGTTGTTTTTGAACCCGCAACCCGCAACCCGCAACCTTTCTAAATACACGACTACTCTATAACTTCCAACCAGCAACTAGATCATCTCAATGCCGCTTTTAACCTTGGTTAATTGGTGTGCTACGTCGTATTCATGTTCTTTTTCCTCGAGAGCCACATCCCGCTTTATAATAAGTCCACAGCACGACACTTCGCTGCATTTTGATTTAAAGGCCATTGAGGCTAGTTTTATTATTAAACCGCTACACGTAGTTACGAGCATAACGTAAAAAATTTCAGTCAACATTATACATTATTCAGATATATTTATTCAGGAAAAGAGCCAGTCTCTATTACATACATTGTTAGTAATTGTTTCTGTTGAAATGCTAAATCCCCAATCTTTCTGGCCAGTTGGGTTTGTAAATATGATATCTCATCTTTTATACTAATAAGTTCGGTGTTGATACTATCCATTGGGGCAGTTAATATTGGAACGGTATACAATACATTTGCTAATCTGAACTGTTGAGGAGGAGGGCTCATCTTATATATTACACAAATATTTTATCCCAACGGGGTCGGGAGCCGACACCTCGTAGAGGTATCGCCTTCGGGCGATAGCGGTCTAGCGACCTAATTAGTTAGTCAAAAGAGTCACTTGAATACAATAGGTAGTAACTGCATTAATGCTGATACAGTCAATACTCATAAAACCGTATCTTCCTGTAGGTATTTGGACGTTAGACGAATAAAATGTTTTTATATTTGATCCAAGTCCAGTCTGGAATGTTAAATTTCCACTTCCGTTATTTAAAATACCGCATCGATATCTACCTCCAACAACCATTCCTGTAAGAGTTAAGGCCGTCACTGAATTAGACCCACCCGTGATAGTAATACTAGACGACCTAAAACTTACGTTTTGCCCGTTGGAAGCACCACTAATACTCAGTGTAGTTCCAGCATACGTGGCTGTATTTTGACTTGTTGGAATAATAATATCACCAGAATGATACAAGGCAGTTAATACACCTACTGATGGGTCGTATGTAAGTGGTCCAGTGACATTGTCGGCAAATAAAGGGGAATTTGTGGAAAGAGTTTTACAAAATGGTAAAAAATATGTCCCTGCTGTATTGTCGCTTGTAATAGCAACTGATGAAGCGCTGCTTGAATTTCCACTCAACGACCCACTAAATGTAGTTGTCGTAATAGTATTTGTAGAAGGATTACACGAAATACCTGCAGTTTTCTGTGGTTTGCCGTATCCAGTAGCAGAACTATCACTAAAATTTAAATAATGTGTTGCGTTTGCTACGGTATTAACTGTTTGAATATTACCAGTCCATTTATCCGCGTCTAGCGTATTATTTACACCAAGAGTTACATTATTTAAATATAAGGTATCCGTAGTCAATAGATTATTATCACCAGTTAATAAATCATATGCCTCAAATCCTGCGCGACCGTCTTGGTAAGTTGTGTGGCCGCATGAAACCAGATCCTCGGGTGTTTGAAAATTCAGCATATTGCCCAGTAATTCAGTTTGGTGTGTAGTTGAAGGCTGTACTAGAATAAGACTGTTGTGGTCGATAAACATTTCGTCTAGCGTTGCTGTATCTAGAATATGAACTTGAGTGTTGTCGATATGCGTTTGATGCGTATCTCCAATTTTATCGACTAGAATCGTGTCTTGGACATTGAGCGTCGTTGCAGTTGATGTAGCATATTGAATAGCATCGGTTTTGGCAACAGTTGCGAATAAATCAACAAACGTAAGAGTCTGAACGCCGTTGGTAAATCCGGTTTGGTTTGTTGTTAAACTCGTAACGCCGTTTGAAAGAACCAAACCAACGCCAGGGGTTAACGACGCCGTGTTTCCAACATCGTCGGTATATGACGCGTTTTGATTGGGATATGTTGTTACGGTTGCCATTTATATATAGTTGCAAGATAATCTTCTTTCCTTATTATCAACCCAAAGGTGGGATATCGCCCCTTGGGGCGATTTATCAACCCAAAGGTGGGATATCGCCCCTTGGGGCGATTTACCAACCCAAAGGTGGGATATCGCCCCTTGGGGCGATTTACCAACCAGCTTTATTAACGGTAACGCCCGACGGCAGGCTACTTGTTGTTAATGTAATCGCACCTCCAGGAATACCTCTATTTACTAATTCAATAGATACATCAAAAAATTGTTTGTAGCCATTACGTGGGTATAAATCCAAAATGTTTATACCAAACCCACCTGCTGCTGGAGTGCCGTTGGTAACATATGGTTGGATTACATTTAAATTTGTTGGAACAATGGAGGCTCCTGCTGGAACATTACTGGTGAAATTATTGGTCCAAAACCATCTTCCAGCCGGATTGTAGGTTGCAACAATAGGAGCAACGTACGTAGATACATATGCAGTGCCGTTCCAAATTGAATTGTTAAATAATGGTTGGTTGGTCACCAAGTTTAATGCTGCATTTTGTTGATCTCCATATGCTCCATTGGTTGTTCCAGAGTTTACTGGACATCTATTTGGATATACATCACAATACATTGTCCATTGAGTATACGAGTCTGAAATTACAGCCGTTGCGGCAATAGCAGATGAGTATGTAATTCTTAATGTAAAAAAATCATTGATTGCCCAATTTCCTCCAATAAATCCAAATTGGATTTGCGCACCTCGTAATGCATAATAAGGAGCTGATACTTGTGTTCCAACATAATTTCCTGATATTTGGTAAAACGGAATTGCTGTTACATTTCCAGCTATTGCGGATTGAACCCATGCCGTAGTTGGTATTTTCGTTGAACTATCACTCGATATTGGTTGCGGGGTAGTTGATGTTATTCCGCCATTAGTAGTTGCGTTTAATTGGATTAATGCGCCCGCTACTTCTACGCTATTAATTGAGTTGCTATTAATACGAACGCCTAACCGGGTAGAAGAAAATGTTGATAAAGTTAATACTCCTACATCACCCGTAGTATTACCACCTATTATAAATCCGTCGTTTGCTTGAGTTATACTATTAAAGATAACATCACCCGCCACTCCCAGTGCAATACTTCGGGTAGAAGAAGCGAATGTGGAGTTTGATTTTCCTTCAAAAGCGACGCGAGAAGCAGTTGCACTAATTCCTACCGAATTACTACTCGCCGAAGTAGATGTTGCCGTAATTGCCCGCCCTATTGAACTACTCACTATAAAACCGCCGTTTGCCGAAGCACCAAGAGTCGCCGTATTTGTAGCGATTAAACTTGTATCCAACGCAGTAAGAATAATGCGTTTGTTTGCCGTATTGTTTGTAATTAAAAAGTCGTTATTTGCATCCATATCCAATGTTGAACTATTTACTCCGTTTAATATTGAAAGGGTATTTGATACGGTTGCTGTTCCAAGGCTTGAAGTGCCGGGAACGATTAATGAAGGAATTGTTTCAGTCCCCTGTCCTGTTGGGAATTGAAGGAAATTCGAGGAGATGTTATTGAAAGTGAGTGGTTGTTCGCTTGCCAAAAACACAGAACTGTCAAAGATTGCTAGATTTTCAGAAGGTGGTCTATAAGCAATGCCCGACATTTTATAATGTATGAATATAATAAAATGGCCGGCAAAATTGAAAATATGTACGACAAGATTCCTAAAAAGTTTCTTGATGAAGCCGTCAATAATAACTTTGATTTACATAAACTAAAAATTCCGTTCAGAATGTGCATAGTCGCGCCTTCTGGATCAGGCAAGACCAATTTCTTGATAAATCTGCTTCAAATGTTTTGCAGCGGAAAAGGGACTTTTTCATCGGTTTGTATAATAACCAGAAACAAAGACGAGCCTTTATATCTCTGGCTCGAAGACAAGTCTGACCAAATCGTAATCAAGGAAGGACTTCAAAACACACCTCGGCTGGATGAATTTGATAAACGTGAAAATCATCTGGTTGTTTTTGATGACCTTGTTCTTTCAAAAGACCTTTCACAGGTTGAGCAATATTACATTCGCGCAAGGAAACTCAACTGCTCTGTGATTTTCATTTCCCAGTCTTATTTCAGGATTCCAAAAGTTATTCGCAATAACTGCAGTTACATGGCGCTTTTGAAATTATCGGGGCAGCGAGAGTGCAACGTCATTTTATCTGAGTTCGGGCTGGGGGTTTCGAAAGAAGAGTTATTGGCATTATACGAGTACGCGACAAACGAGAAATTTCAATGCTTGTTAATCGACTTGGAAAATTCGAAAGAGAATCGATTTCGCAAAGGGGTTGCCGAGGTGCTGGACGTGGATGAGATTATGCGGAGTAAACCGGCGATGAAGGATGATAAATAAGTTTAGCGGCCAAGTACGCGGCTCTCGCGTCAGTCTCGAGTTTAAAATAACCTAGATGAATGCTTTTTCCATTTGCACAGATTTGCGCAATCCATTTGTTGTCGCGTTTATTCCAATAATATCCTCTGGCCTTTGTCAAATTATGCATATTTTCAAGAAACGACACGATACGCAAATTATCAACATGATTATTCAATTTATTTCCGTCAATATGGTCGATTTGTTGGGTAAGATCATCAATGTCTAAATTCAGAAACGCGTATGCAATAATCCGTTGCCTCAGTTTCTTTTTATTACCACAGCCAATCTGGTTATATCCGACCCCGTTATTGTTTACTTCTGGAACATACCGCCAGTCTCCGTATTTCATCAATCTATACAAATCACCACATCGGTATGCTATAAACTGTTGCCCATTTACTGTAATTTTAACTCTGTCGGCTGGTAGGTTCATTTTTACTATATATACGTTTATTTGGTTTAAATCCATTTAAATACCAATTTAAACAGATTTTAAAAGTATATAAGAAAGAAATGGAAATTCAACCAAGATGTGCCTCATGCCGCTCGTATTTTACACCAACTGCCAAGAAGAACGGCGAACTGCATAAAACTTGTGAAAAATGCTGCAGCCGAAACAAGGCCGAATATAAAAAAAATAAATGCGTTCATAAACGTCAAAAAAGCAAATGCGTTGACTGCGGTGGGGTGGGCATTTGTATTCATACACGCCAAAAAAGCCAATGCAAGGTTTGCACTGACGCGATTCAGGTTACAATTACAAATATGATTAAATCATCAAAACAAAAGGATAAAAAACACAATCGGTTCAATGAACTTGAATTCGTTACAAAAGACCATATACATGGGTTGATAATTCAATCAAACGACCAGTGTTTTTATTGCAGCGTCGAAATGCAATATGAAAACTACAATGTTACTCTGGCAACGATTGAACGAATTGATAACGACCTAGGTCATAATCAAGGAAATTGCGTAATTGCGTGTTTACATTGCAATTCATCTAAAGTTGGCGATAAATTGGATTTGGGAACGGACTTAAAAATAAAAATCTCTGAAGATGATACAATGATCTCTCAGACCAAAACCACCAAAACTCCCAGAAGGCAAACTGCCGGCGTTTCCAAAAAACCCAGAGTTACCAAAGCGGCCGTTGAAGACGAAGACGCCGAGTTAAATGTATTTGAAAAATTGTGTTCAGGAGTATTAAAGCCAGAGGTTTTTAAAATCGATTGCTGCGAAAACAAGACTGTATGCGAATCATTCGCTGAACTCGACTCGCAAAGACCGGATTTCTACACTTCTTTTTCTGAGTTGAAGGAAGAAATTGCAGCGGAGACGCCGCTAGAAGACGAGGAGGTCGTTGACGTGGTTATTGACCTGCCTGTTGAAAATCCAAAGGAAACAGTCACTTGCATCTGCGGCTCGGTTATCGGCCCCAAGTCAGCGACCAAGCATCTAAAAACCAAGAAGCATCTTGCGTTTATCGCGTCGTCCGATTCGGCATAATTGCGAATTTTTCAATCGGCACACCTGATTCCAGAAGAACACTACTGACGATTTCATTGAAGCGATGAGTAAGTAGTTCCTCTTCAACCGCCGACGTGATGCATATTTCAAATATTTTTACACATTGATTTTTGAATTTTAATTGATTTCCTCTAGACATTGTAGAGTATTGCGGCAATGCTCCGTCGACCTGTGCGACAAGGTCAAACCCCACAACAACCTTTATCTTCTGCAATAAATCTCGTTGTCTGTAAAAAACAGCTTCTTCCTCGCTGTAAATTACAGGCTCGTCGTTTACAAGTCTCGGCAACAGGTATGGGTCGGTATCGATTAATTCCATTCTATAAAATAGGATGAGATTAATTTTAACTCCAAAAAAAAATTGAAATCGGTTCCCGAAATATATATAACTATAAAAATGAATCTATCAAGCGATTTGTGGCAACTTGTAAAAAATTACACAATGTACTCTTCCGACTTGTTTTACAAGAAATTTACATTTAATATGCATTGTGACAAGGAACCGCTTGAAAGGCTGATGAACGCAGTCTCTAGATATTTCAAGGTAGATACCATTCAAATCCCAGTAGGTTGCATCTATCGCAACCAAACTCCTATAAAAACATGCATATCACAGGATGCCGATGTGGTTGTATATAATATTTACAGATTTTCAAAGGATACAAATTACACAGCAGGATATCGTCGAGAATGTATTGGTAGATTATTAAAATCGTTATTCAATGTACGTGACGCGGCTTTAGTTGCCGATTTCACAGCAAACGCGGCATTGTATTTTACAAAGGTGATTTTCATAAATGAACGCATATCAAAGCAGCTTGGAATCAAAACCAAATCAGTAACACCGTACTCGTGGTCTTTTAAATATAACCCCGGCGACCAACTGATTTATTACCACAACCATAGATATATTCGAAAAGGTGTTGTAGTCCAAGTATATCCCTATGGAATTATCGTAAATGTTTGCGAGTCTGCTTCGTTCGACCAGGATTTTGATGCGGCGTTTCTCATAAACACTGGTATTCTGTCGGTACCTACACGCATTACTTGGTTTAATCAATTTGCGCAGCATGAATTCGACGGCATGCCGGTAGCCGATCGCATTGATTATTCCAGATTCATCAAAAAGCATATTACAGAACCGTTTGTAGTCAACGCCGAGGTATCTGAGGTTTACGAATTTCAGGATATTTTGAATGTATGAATAACAGTGCTGCTAGGAGAATCATCTCAAGGAAGTAAAAATGGATTATTGAAAGCATTGTAGTAGGTGGAGATTATTTTTGAGTTGCTGGAGGTTTTTGAGTTGCTGGTCTAGGTTTTGGTTTAGGGTTGAATGTTGGTTTTTTAGAGTACGAAGCAGTTTTATATGGCGTTTTCATGTTTAAAGTAAAGAGATATTATTTTTTTGAGTTGCTGGTTGGAAGTTTATAGAGTTGTGTATTTAGAAAGGTTGCGGG